GGACAAGAACGTATTCATATGTATCATCGTTCAGGTACATTTACTGAAGTAGATCCTAATGGAACTCAAGTAAATTATATTGTCGGTGACAATTTTATCCTTATGGAAAAGAACGGTTGTGTTCACGTTGCAGGCGAATGTAACATTACTGTAGATGGCAACACAAATATCTTTGCTCGTTCTGATGCCAACATTAAAGTCGAACAAAATGCCAAAGTTCAGGTTGGCAATACGTTAGAGATCGGCACAGCTAATGATACAACTCTTGCTGTTGGCGGAGACTTTCTAGTTAAAGTTGCTGGAAAGTTCAGCGTTGATGCATCAGGTGTTAATATAAAGTCGCAAGATAATATCTCTATGCAGGCTGTTGGTGATATGTCAATGAAGGGTAATAATCTCAACGTTGAGTCCCTAGGAGAATCAAACTACCTATCTGGTGGTGATACTAGAATGGACTATCGCGAGGGTCAGTTTGGTAATGGCGCTAGTGGTGCAAGTGATGTAGAGGATGTTGGATTAACACCGCCACCTGCAGGCAATCCTTTAAACTCTGTAATAAAATATTCTGAGCCACCACCTAGAGAATTCGAAGACAATACTGTTATTGAAACACCAGATGATTGGGATACCCCAGAAGGTCGCGCTCAATCTAATAAAGAGTTTACAATTCAAGGTGCTGAGAAAGTTGAACTACCAACAGCTGACGAACAGTCTGGAGTTCTAACTGGCGGTTCAGGTAAACCTGTTCCAGTAGATACTTCTAACATTCAGAACACTAAAGACTTCTCTAATGATTATAGACTTTCTAAGAACGTTGTTCTTGGTATGATGATCGCAGGTGGTGTTGGTGGTAAGCATAGACTTACTCCTCAAATGTTAAAATCTAATAAAGATTCAGCTGAACGTTTATATACTGTACAAGAAATTGTGGGTAATTTAGCTGAAACTGCTAACAACGTTCTTGAACCAATCATTGATATTATGCCAGGAGGAAGATCAGGTTTAAATTCTCAGTGGTTTATCACATCAGGATATCGTTTGAAGGGTGTTGTTCCTTTTGAATCACCCAATTCAGATCACTGTAAAGGTCATTGCGTAGATATTGCTTTAAAGATCCCAGACAAAAATACTAAGACGTTTGAAATGATTCAGCAAATTGAAAAGTTAATTGTCTATGATCAATTGATTCTAGAATATCGTTATCCAGATATAGTTTGGATGCATATTGGTTATCGTAAAGACAACAACCGTAAGATGGCATTCACTATGGTAAATGACAAAGTATACAAGAGAAATACACTTGGTGTTCCATCTGGATTCTTCTTAATCAGTGATATTCCACCAAAAGGTAAGTAATGCCAGCAACTGGTTCTTGGAATTTAGAAACTCTGGATAATGTAGACGAGTATCAGTCATTCTCTCACTCGTTTACATATTCAGACCCACTACAACCAACAGTAGCATTTAAGGTTATCATAACTCCTACTGAAAAGAATTCAGAAACAATTTTTATTAGTGGAAATAACATAACAGGATACTATTCAGATTCTTTTAATATTCGTGTTGTTTACAAAACTAAAGATGACAAGTATATTACTGTTAATAACTTTAGATCAATTAATCAAGAATTACTAGATGAAGTTGTTGAGTACAATCCAGACCTAACCCCAAACAGAACTTATACATACACCGCAAATGCATATTATCTAGATGAACTTGTTGCAACTAAAACCTATACTAAAACTGTAAACAACAATTGGGATTTAAATAAAGATTTACTATTACAGTATGTAAACTCAACAGTTGTTACAGACGAATCCTTATTTAACCCTTGGATAAATAGTATTAATGCAGCTATTGTAAAATGGCGCAACTCATCTAACGTTGATATTAACTGGGCATAAAAATGGATATTCCAAATATATTTAAAAACAGAACTGGTACTATTCAACTATCAGACTTAGATGATAACTTTAATGCTCTTAAAGTTTTTGTAAACACTCACGAAATTCAAATTTCTACATTACAACAAGGTCAAGCAGATCTAGTTAATGCTATTAATAACTTTTCTGCAATTCCTTATGGGTGCATTGTTATGTGGTCAGGTGCAGTTAATAATATTCCATCTGGTTGGAGATTATGTGATGGTACAAATAACACGCCAGACTTAAGAGACAAATTTGTAATTGGCGCAAGATCAGATTCTGGTGGATCAGCAACTACAACTGTAACAGGCTCAGATACAAAAACAGGTGGTCAAAAAGACGCAGCCTTAGTTAATCATACTCACCCAGTAACAACAACTGTTTCTGTTGGTAATGATACTCATACTATATCTGGTTCTTTCTTTAGTAATGATTCTGGCGTTTATGGTGAAAGCGGACCATTTTCAAATGGTGGTGCAGCGGGACCTACATTTACTGATAATAGCGTTACTAGTACAAATAATGAGAATCGTAGAGTAAACTTCAACGACACTCATACCCATAACCACGCAGTTAGTGTAAACGTTGGAATTAGTGCAACAGGCGATATAGGAACAAATAAGAACCTACCCCCATATTATTCTCTTGCTTTTATTATGAAGGTCTAATATGCCAGCAGTATCTAGATTAGACGATATATCTACTGGCCATGGTTGCTTTCCTCCAACAACTATGGTTAGAACACCTGTACAAAAGACGTTTATTAATGGTAAAAAACCAGGAGTGAAAGATAGCAGCTGTCAATATTCTGCTCATGTTTGTGGTAGTACAAATCACCCAGATTCAGTTAGATATCCTACACAGGGCACTAAAAAGACATACATTGAAGGGTTTCTTGTAGCTAGAATTGCAGATACTTTGTCATGCGGAGACGTTATTGGAGAAGGATCTCCAAACACTTTCATGGAGTAACTAAATAAAAGATATGGCAAGAAATACAAGAACGTTCTCGGATTTAGATCTAAACTTTACTGCTCATCCAGTTACGAAAGACATCACTCTAAAATATGATGAAAATGCAGTAAAACAGGCTCTTAAAAACTTACTGCAGATTAGGCACTACGAGAAACCTTTTCAAAGTAATCTTGGCAGTCCATTAAGAGAACTGCTATTTGAACCAATCACTCCTCTTACTGAACTGATGGCAAAACGTTCTATCATTGATTTGATATCAAACTTTGAGCCAAGAGTAGATCTAATTGATGTAAATGTTATTGCATCAGAAGAGAATAATTCTTTATATGTTAACATTGTATTTAAGATAGTTAACACCGAACGACCAATAACTCTTGAATTCCTATTAGAGAGAACACGATAAATGGCACAAAGCACCAAAAGAATTAAAGTCAATGCACTAGACTTTGAAGATATTAAAGATAACCTTAAGACGTTTTTACAGTCTCAAGAAAGATTTCAAGACTACGATTTTGAAGGCTCTTCGTTTAACATTCTTCTAGACGTTCTTGCATACAACACCCACTATAATAACTTGTATACAAACCTTGCAGTTAATGAAATGTTCCTTGACTCTGCAAGTAAACGTGCTTCAGTTGTTTCTCTGGCAAAAATGTTAGGTTATACTCCTAACTCTGCAAAGTGTGCCAAAGCAATTGTTAATGCTACAATTACAGCACCTACATTGAACCCAGATGTTATTACTCTACCAGCGAACCAGCCTTTCTTAACTTCTATTGACGGTGTTTCTTATACATTCTATAATATATCTGACGTTACTACAGTTGCGGTTGGCGGTACTTATACGTTCAACAACATTGACCTCATTGAAGGTATTCCTTTACAGTATAACTACACAATTCGTGAAGGTCAGAAATACATCATCCCAAATCAAAACGTTGACCTATCAACTCTTGTGGTTAAGGTTAGAGAAACTGCAGATGATGATACATTCGTTGTTTATACTTCAGCTGAATCTATTACAACAATGGATCCAAATACAAAGTCTTACTTTATTAAAGAGTTAGACGATGGTATCTATGAACTGTACTTTGGTGACGGTGTTGTTGGTTATAAACCAACTGATGGCAATTACCTAACAATGGAATACTATGTATCTTCACTAGAAGGACCAAACGGTGCTAACACTTTCTCATACGCAGGTACTGCGCTTTTAGGTTCTGGTCTTACGGTTGTTGCATCTACAGCGGCTCTAGGTGGCGCTTCTCCAGAAGAAATCGACTCTATTAAGTACAACGCACCAAGATTATTTGCTGCGCAAAACCGTGCGGTTACCACTGAAGATTACAAAACTCTTATCTATAAAAATTTCCCACAAGCTGCTTCAGTAGTTGTTTGGGGTGGTGAGGATAATGATCCTCCAGTTTATGGTAAGACTTTTATTTGCGTAAAGCCAACAGATACAAACGTTCTAACTGACTCGCAAAAAGACTTTATCAGAAACCAGATTATTGCTCCAAAGTCTGTTGTTTCTATTACTCCAGAGTTCGTTGACCCTGAATACTTTAATGTTCAGATTGAAGTCACCGCATACTATAATGCTAAAATTTCTGACAAGACTCCTGCTCAGTTAGAAACTCTTATCCGTGAAGCTATCTATGAATATGATAACACAAACCTTAAAAAGTTTGACGGTGTTCTACGTTACTCTCAATTAGTTAGACTAGTTGATGAAGTTGATCAGGCTATTGTAAACAACACAACTAAGATTCTTGTTCGTCGTCAGTTTACTCCAAGATTTAACCTGTCATCAGAATACAAGTTAAATATGATCAACCCGATCTTTAACTCTACTATTCCTGCTGAGTCTGTTATCTCGACTGGCTTCTATATTCCTAACACGTCTAATGTTCACTATATTGACGACGACGGTCAGGGTAATTTGCGCTTGTTCTACTTCGATGCTCAGCAAAATAAATATATTGTAAACCCAACAATCGGTTCTGTAGATTATGCAAAAGGTACTCTGATCGTTCGTAATTTAACGATTACTTCTCTTGCTGATGCACAATTTGAATTTGTTCTAAAACCAGAGTCATATGACGTTGTTACTGCTTATAATCAGATTGTACAGGTTGCACGTAACTATTTAAATGTTAACGTTGTAAACGATATGACTGCTGCTGGTTCTAATCAAGCTGGCAAGAATTATATCTTTACTTCTATCAGAAATCTAAAGTAATATGATTAATGAATCATTAGATGTAAGAGTTGGATTAAAGAATCTGGTAGCTCAGCAGCTGCCAGAATTCATCAGAGCAGAATACCCAACTTTTGTTGCATTCGTTGAAGCATATTACGAGTATCTTGATAATCAGGGTGTAAACCTAAAGCAAGTTCGCGATATCGACGAAACGCTAGAAGACTATATCAAGTTTTTCAAAGCTGAACTTGCTCATAACTATCCTGTTGTTAGTTCAGATTATAAGACTGAAAGATTCTTATTAAAGCACATCAAAGATCAGTATCTTGCAAAAGGTTCTGAAGCATCATATAAACTTCTTTTCCGTCTACTGTATGGTAAGGATGTGTTTATTGATTATCCAGGGCGTCAGATGCTTAGGGTTTCTGATGGACGCTGGACACAAGATGTTTCTTTATTTGTTAAGGTTTTAACAGGCGACCCTGAGAAACTTCTTGGTAAAACTGCCACCATCCAAACTTCAAGAAGAATTTACAACACATCTGTTGTAAAAGGTGTTGATGCAGCGTCAGCAATTACAGCCACTGTTGAAAAAGTTCTTGCAACAAGTGTACCTGATGTATATGAAATTTTCTTAGATAGAAATTTCTATGGTGATATTTTCCCAGGAAACTCTATCAAGTATGGCTCAGAGTTTCAAGCTGTAATCTTACCTTGTACTGCTAAAATTAAAATCAGCCAAGCGGGTCGCGGTTTTAGACCAGGTATGGTGTTTCAATTAAGAACTGGTGAAGGCACTCCGTTCTGGTTTAAAGTTTCTACTGTAGATTCTAATGGTGGCTTAAAAACAATTGATACAATTAAGTTTGGTCTTCAATATAATACAGACTTTTCAGTTACAGTTCTTCCTTCTTCAGCACTAAGTTCTAAGAAAAAGACTACACAGGCTGTATCTAACCTATCATTCAGAATTAATGGTGGATTAGTTAGATCAATGAATATTGTAAACCCAGGATCTGGTTACACTCTGCCGCCAATTGTATCTATCGATGGCGACGGTGATGGTGCTGTTGCTCATGCGGTAATTCAAAACGGTGAAGTCGTTGACATTGTAGTCGACGAAATGGGTTCTCTATATACTTTTGTATTAGTTAATATTACAGCAGCACCAGGTGATGTAACTGGCGGTGGTGCTTTAGCAGAAGCAGTTATTGGTTCGGACTATGACTATTCTTTCTCTGAAACTACAGATGGTTTTACTGAATCTGGATATATCAACAGAGGAGATTACTGGGACTATGCTTTTTCTGACGGTACATATGTAGGTACAATTGCTCGTCAGTTCTTTATCAACGCTGCTGATACGATCGGTACGGGTTCAGCCTTACTAAACGTTTCTTTAGAAGCTGTTGCAAAATATCCAGGATATTACAGAACAAACGATGGTTTCTTAGATGACTCCATGTTTATTCAAGACTCATATTACTATCAGTCTTTTGCTTATGTTCTTAAGATTGATGAACAGTTAGAGTCTTATGCTTCTATTATTAGATCTATGTTACACCCAGCGGGTATGGCTCTGTTTGGTGAATATAGTATCAATAACAAAGTTAATCTGTCTGTTGCTCTTGATTCTCTTGTTAAATCTCTTGGTGTTACTTTATACGATCTTGTTGAAGTAACTGATGAATATGAAGTTGACGAGAATGGCGTTGTCGTTCGCGGCAATTACTTTGCTTTCTATAAAGATTTATCTACAGAATACTCTGCAATTTCAGATTTTATTAGCAGTATCAGCGTTATCAAGAAAGCTGACGAAGATTTTGCTACCATAACAGAACCTTTATTCACTAAAGTTTTTGGTAAGAGAATTGGTTTTACAGGACAGGCTGAAACAGTGTTTGCACTGGGCACTGATGTAAAGAAAACCTTTACAAAACCAATTGAAGATACAACTGAATTAACTGAGAATTTCACAAGAAGATTCTTTACTAAATCTTCTGAAGATCTACAGCCAATTTTAGATGTACACGCTATTGATTACACCCTAAATACTATAATTGATACATTACCTGGAGTTTACCCAGAATTTGGATTTATTATCATAAATCCATACGATGAAGGTTCATATCAGGCAGAACAATATTCTAACGAACGAGATTCAACATTCTCAACTTAAAGGAGATACCATGAAAGAACAAATTCAACAAAGCGAAGTAAAAGCAAAAGGTTGGGTTACAGTCACTAAGACTAATGAACTAGGACAGATTACAGAACAGTTTGAAGTACCTAACTTAGTTGTTACCACTGGCAAGATTTATATTGCTGGTAAGATGATTGCAACTGACTCCAACGTTCCAGTTGCTATGTCACATATGGCAATTGGTACTGGCACTGCTTCTCCAGTCGCTGAAGATACTACTCTTGGAACACAAACTGGTCGTGTTCTATTAAGCGGTTCTTTACAAGAAAACAACTCAATTACTTACACTGCTACTTTCCCAGCAGGTACTGGTACTGGTGCTATTACTGAAGCAGGTATTTTTAATGCTTCTACTGGCGGTACTATGCTATGTCGTACTGTATTCCCAGTTGTTACTAAACAGGCTGGTGACACAATCGCTGTTACTTGGAAAGTTACTGTAAGCTAATCAAAATTCTAGTTTTAAACTATCAACGGAATACGGAACATGGCAGAAACAAAATTAGTAAAAACGATTCTCTATAAATCTCTTGCAGAGGGTGTCTATAGAGACGTTGTTACAAAGTCTTCATCATATTATTACTTTTTAGGTCAAACCCTTGGATGGGCTGACGAGAACAACCCACCAATTCCTGTTGATAGTTTGACTTATGAGCACGCAGCTCGTAACGAAATTATTACAATCAAAGAAATCAAACCTTCAGATATTTCTTTCGTTATCGCAAGAAAAAACTGGGCATCAGATATTGTTTATGACATGTATGATGACCGATATTCTGACGAAGTCCTTGGTATCAACATCATCTCTGGTGGTGGTGGATATATTAACATCGACGATATTCAAATTGTTATTGAAGGTGGTGGTGGCACTGGTGCTACTGCTGTTGTTTCTGAAATTGCAAACGGTCAAATTTCTGGTATTGTTCTTACATCACCAGGAAGAGGCTATACATCAGTTCCTTTAGCAAGAGTTGTCTCTAACTCAGGAACAGGTGCAAACTTAGAAGTTAAGATTGGTATTTCTTCAACTGGTAAACAGAAAATTGAAGATTGTGACTTCTATGTTGTTACTGACGAATTTAACGTTTACAAGTGCTTAGATAACAACAATGGTGCTCTGTCTAGAGTAAAACCAACAGGTACTCAGCTAGATCCAATCAAAACTACTGACGGTTATGTTTGGAAATTTATGTACAGTATTCCAATCAACTTGCGCAACAAGTTCTATACT